ACGCATAAACCCATTCATTAGTGTTTGGGTATCATCCATATTTTCTGCAATCCCTACACCAAAAATACTGTAAGGGTTCATCTCAAAGGGAGATGCAAAGTATGGAATGTATGCAGGAGTAAAGGGATTCATCACAAGACGTAGTACTTGTCCGTTACAAATCCAAGCATTGACACTTAATTGATCAACATCTTTTAGCTCTTTAGGTATATCTATTTCTTGTTGTTCTAATATTTCTCTGTCTACAAAACCCCAGAACTCAAGTACCTCAAATCTATCTACACTATACCCTTCTGAGTCATCTTCCATAATGTGTTCCCACCATTCTTTCTGGTAGGACTCACCAAGGTTAAGGGAGTTGTCGATTGCATTTTCACGAAAGTAAGGACGCTTCTTTAATGAACGTAGCTGTGAACGTGACATCTTATGACGTTCAATAATATACTCAGCCTCTTCCATTGTAGATGCATCTGGATCAGGATAGAAGTTCCATATAGATACACTAGTTGTTTGAGGTATTGTTTTAAAGACAGGGTTGTAATTACCCTCTTCATCCCAATTAGGATACTCTTTGTCTACAGCAAATGGACCCTTCATAATACCTGTACCAAACAAAGCAGTTTCAAATGCAGCAGCACGTAAATGCTTTTTAGCATGAGACTCTTCTAGTTGGTCATGTATTTTCTTTTCCATTTTCTTAGCTGCTACATCAGCAGGATGGAACTGAGGAGAGGTAGGTGTCTTAGCTGGACCAGATTCTAGTTTGTCTAGTACTGGCTCTAGTGGTGCTTTTAAACCACTAAGACGTTCTTTAAACTCTGGGTAGGTTTCACCAGGAAGTAGTTCTCCCATATCTTCTTGAGCTTTTTGTGCTAGTGGGTTAGTCTCAAAGTTAACTGTTTCTTCTACATTTTCTGGTAGGACTGTAGGATCAATAGTAATAGGAAACTTATTACCACCAAAGAGTACTTCAGCAATCTGACCATAAGCAGCTAGTACCTTAGTCTTAGTTACCTTAACAAATATCTTAGATTTTTCTGTAGAAGTAAATTGTACATCAGGACCATATAAACCACGGTAGTTTCTGTAAGCCTGTACCCATCGTTCTTCATCTATTCGTCTGGAAGTTTCTGCTTTAGAATACTTTTCCTTTACAAAACTTACTATTTGTCCTGCCTTTGGATCAGAGTATTCTTCTTCTCTTACATCATCAATAGCAGAAGTTTCCTCCATATCCATGATCATGTCTTCAAATTCTTCTTCCATAATATATCCTTAATATCCAAACTTTGCATCTGACATTTGAAATCCTGAACCGTGGTTATTAGGATCAAAATCAAATAGACTGCTTCTTGGTCTAGTCATTATACCATAACGTATGGCGTCATACAAGTGATCTTCCGCATGTGTATCTACATCTTCTGGATTATTTTTATCAAGAGGAAGGGCAGGTAATTGAGATACGGTGTTAATACAACTGCTGAAAAACACCAGCCTAGGCTCTTCTGTAAATTCATCTACTTGCAGTCTCCTATGTAATTCATTTTTACCTGCAATACGAGATCCTCTTGATCTATCAGATGGTCTCCATCTACAGCCCTTCATAATCATTTGCTCTGCTAGACTAGGCCCAGTATCGCCACGATTATGCCAGAGTGAAGAGTCAAGAACTCCATAGCGTATTTTCTCACCTTCTTCTACTTCTAGTATCATATCAGCTAAGTCTGTAGCAGTTACCTTAGATACATACATTTCTCTGTATACGACTAGTTGCTCTGAAGGTGTTACAGCAACCCATACTACTCCTGTGTGAGAACCATATCCATAGTCACATGCTCTAAACTTTGCCCAACTTCCAGGAATATCATAGGGTTCTACTACATGGATTTTACGATTAAACTCAGGGAAAGCTGCCCCCTCATTAATATCCCAATCTCCCTCAAGTAGTTGTCTACGTTGGTGTTCAGGCAAAGATAAAAGATTAGCTTCGTACATGCCATCATCAGAAAGGTAGGGATTATCAAAGAGTGTTGCAGGTATAAACTTACGTTTAAAGAGTGGCTCCCCTTCACGGGTATGACCTTTAGGCCATTTAATTACTTCACCACTTTCTATATCTGTAGCCCAATAAGACTTGTTGTGTTCAGCAGGGTCAATAAAAGTTTTCTTAACCCATTGGTGTCCTGGTCCCCCAGGGTTGCTTGTGGCTCTCATGTAGAGTGGTAGACCACTATCTTTAGTAGTACGCAATCTTGAACGCATATAATTCCACGGGTATGGGCTAGGCCATTGAGTTAACTCATCAAAACCAATCCAACTAAAAGCCTGACCTTGATAACGCATAACATCATCATCTCTATCAAGGTATGACATCCACAGTGTTGCACCCGATGGTGCTACCCAAGTCTTATCACGTTCCATAAATTTAATTCCCGGTACAGCTTTTGGATATAACTGTTTGGAAACTGAGATAAGTTCTCTTAGTTCTTCTGTACTACGTCTTACTAATAGCATACTTGCATTAGGATTATTAAAATATCTAACAGGGTCAGCTACTAAACTATAACTCTTTCCACCACCTGCTGATCCACCGTATAGTACCTCTTGTTGAGTAGAAGCTAAGAAATCTGTTTGTGGTCCCGGATTAGGTTTGAAAATTACATCTTCTTCATGCAACTTTTCTGTTTGCCTCACCTGTGGTGGACTTGAGATCTTTTCCTCCGAGTCTTTCTTTTTCAAGCTTTTCCGCTTTTTCAAGGGCCGCTTTGTATTTTTCAGCGAGGTGGCGCTGGATTGAAGCTTCTCTCTTACGTTTTCGCTCAATTTTAACTCTTTTCATTAACCCTACATGGGAGATATATCTACCTGATTGTTCGCTCAACCAAGCTGAAACATCTCTGTAACTGTATTGTTTAAGATGTTTTTTAGCTTCTTCAAGTAATTCTAACTCATCTGGTATAGGTCTTAATATATCTATGTCATCAGGGTCTTGGCTATATCCAAAAGGAACCTGTCTTCCAACCCTTACTACTGATCGCCACTCAAACTCTTCATCTTCTCTTGGCGCTGGTAGCTGCCAAACTTTACCTAGTCTACTCATCTTTAGGTGGTAGAATAAATAAAGGACTAGAGGTTGATACTTCTACTTTATCAGTAGCTTTAAATCCACCACGGTCAAGAATATCTTTTGCTGCTACCATCTTCTCTTTGTTACCCAAGTCTGTAGGACTATCCATAACTTGTTTCATTGAGTAAGCAGCTTTAGTTGCAGTGGTAGAAATAAATCTTTTTGTTCTTTCTGCAATCTCTTCTTGAAGAGCATTTACAATAGAAGAAGTAGAAACAGTTTCTGCGTAACCAGCTAACTTACGAGCTTGAGCAGGATCACCCTTAGCTTCCTCAAAAAGTACATCAAGGAATAACTGTTGTTTATCTGTAAGATTTCTCATCCGCACTCACACTTTTTACAAGAGCATTCACGATTAAGTACCGCACATATAAGACGTTTTAAATATTTTTTCATTTTATTTTCCTATACGGTTTTGTAGCTTTGGCAGCTTTTTTAGGTTGTTTAGAAAATTGTTTACCTGCTGCTTTATCTTTTCTTTTCTTAGCGCTACTAGCTGCATACGTTTTTGCATCCATAGCTTTAATAGCACTCGCTGGTAAATAACGTTCCCCTGTAGCTTTAGTACCTTGAGTCGAAGGCTTACCACTTTTAGTTTTCCAATCTTGTTTAGTCCAATTAGATAAACTAGTTTGACTTTTACTTTTTGCCATCGTGTTTCTTCTGAACAGCAAAATTAGCAGTTAAGGATGCCCCCTTGTGTGGAACAAACTTGTCTGCATGTTTCATTAGTTTCATACTACCATCAGTTTGTTTCATCCAATGGTATCCTTTAGGTGCGTTTACCTTCATTACTTATATCCTCCACCCTTAGCTTTATATTGTTTAGCGACCATCTGAGCTTTCCTAGCTGACCACTGTCCGGGGCTTCCTCCCTTGCCGCCAGCCTTAACGGATGCCACAAGAGACTTACGCATAGTAGGTTTAGTATAATTACCAGCCGCATTAACAGTAGATTTTGCTTTTGATTTCACCACGTGTAATTCCTATATCTTTTAGGTCTTTGTCTGACATGTGCGTAAGAATCCAGTAATCTGCTCTACGTTGCTGGCTCTTTTGTAAACTTTTTAAAATTTTTTTAAACATGGTATATCTCCCTTTTACCTGAGACAGTTATACCATGTTTTATACTACCAGACTACAGACAAGTTTGCAACCCCGTTATGCATTATTATTTCTTTTTACGTTTAGCGGCAGCTTTAAAGTTCATAGGCTTACGCTTTTTTATAGGCTTACGCTCAGGAGGTATTTTTTCATCTCTTGCTCCGGGTTTATCATTAAGGCTTGTAATAGTAATTTTACTTGTTGCGGGAGAACCTAACTTTTGTTTTAAGTCTTCGGCAAATACTGCTGCCATAACCTTGCCATCTTTATTTGTATAATAAAGTGCGCCTGCTTTCTTAGCAGCAGAAATAGATTTATATTTAGAAGCTTTCTTTTTTTCTTCTGCAAGAGTAGATTTACTACTTTTAATTTTTCTATTTAAATATTCTCTTAATGTTTCTTTTGCCATCTGTCTTTACCTTTATATGTATAAGAATTTTACCATTTTACTTTATGCGACCAATACCTAGCTGATAGTTTACTTGGTTTGGAATCTTGAGCATCATGTCTAGCATAATAACTTTTCTTACGTGCTTTATCTTTTGGGGTTTTAGGTGCAGAACCTGCACCACTTACACCCTGTTGCCCAAAACGAATAAATTTATAAGTCTCTCCTTCTTTTGCCATTACGCAATGAGACTTAGTTTTATGACTAGGAGTTTTCTTAGGTTTATTAACACCCTTGAGTCCCTCTTCTTTCATTTTATTCTTTACTCGTTCTGGGATAGACATGGTTAATTCCTATAAAATAAAAATTATTTCTTTTTAGCTGCAGGTTTTTTCTTAGCCATGCCGCCATACATATAGCCACTAGACTTTGACATACCACCAGCCATCATCTTAGCAGGTTTCTTTTTAGCTACCCCACCTTTATTCATTTTGCCAACACCATCAGCAGCATAGGTAGGTACTTTCTTTCCGTTCTTCATAGTCATAGTCATTTTAGCCATTTTTGTATTCCTTTTTTATAAATTAAAATTTACCCCGCCATATATTTAT